ACTTGAAATTTATACAGAACAAAAGAAGCAACCCAATCTAACATTCGAGCAAGAAATGGAACTTGCAGATAAAATCCATAATATTAAAATGAAATTAAATGGAGTCAAGCCAACTGATTCACATATAGATTGTCTTGGTTGTGGCTCATAAATTAAATTATGAAATCACCGTTTGCATTTATTACCAAACCTGTAAAGGGTAAGAGGTATAATAATACTAAAAGTATTGGTGGAATAGATTTTATTGTAAGTACTTCTTTGGAAGATGCACGATTTGCGAATCGCAAAGCTGAAGTTATAGAACTCCCCCTCGGATATAAAGGTCCAATAAAGGTGGGAGATTTTTTGTTAGTACACCACAATGTATTTAAATACTACAATGATATGAAAGGTAGACAAAGAAGTGGTAGAAGCTTTTTTAAAGATGACCTATTTTTTGTAGAGCCTGAGCAGTTTTATATGTACCATAATGGTACACAATGGAATGCAGTTGATAGATATTGTTTTGTAAAACCCGTATCAAAAGAAGATTCGTATATTTATAAAAACACAAAAGAAGAACCATTGGTTGGTGAAATGAAATACCCTAACGATTATTTAATGAGTAAAGGTATTAGTGAAGGAGATAGAGTTTCGTTTAAACCTGATTCTGAATATGAGTTTGAAGTTGACGGAGAAAAGTTATATAGAATGTTTGACCATCAAATAACAATGGTTCTATGATTTATATAAAAGATAATTTTTTAAGTGATAATGTATATAATCAGTTAATGGATTATTTGAACTCAACAGAATATAGAGAAGTTGACACAGGCGATAAAAGTTTTTGGGTTTGGGATAGTTCTGAATCTTTTGACGACATTGTATCTTTTGAATTGTCAGTTGCAGAAAATAAACCAATAAGAAAAATATTAAGTTTTTTTAGAATATCTAATAATGAAGTAGATAAAGATTGGAGGATTCACGCAGATACAATTATAAATAACGAAAAGCCTGATAGAGCATTAGTGCTTTATTTATCAAAGTCAACTATGAAAGAGTTGCACGGTACTGCGTTTTGGGAACATTCAACTATGGGAGAAACTATGCCAAGTAATATTTCTGATAAAGAATTTGATACTATATTAAAAGAAGATTCAAATGATTTAACTAAATGGAGTTTGAAAAGTGTTGTAGGATACAAACCTAATAGGCTTATATCTTATCCTTGTAATTACTTTCACAGTAAATATCCAAATGAAAGTTGGCAAGAAGGTAGAATAGTCTATGTAATGTTTTATAAAAATGAGTAGAGAATGGGATTGGATGTACTTTAATGATGAATGGAATGAACACGATGGTTCACCTATACCAATAAGAAAAAGCAAAAGATTTAATAATGAAATCAAAAGAAATAAAATTAAAAATAATAGAAGCAGGACACAGGGCAGTAGAGCAACTGATAAAGGTGGCGAAGGAAGCGATTATTAAACACGACCCTGAAGATGACTTGTCTGCTGACAGGTTGAAAAATGCAGCAGCTACAAAGAAGTTAGCAATCTTTGATGCTTTTGAAATACTTAATCGTATTGAAGCAGAAAGAGAAGCTATAGATTCTTTAGAAAAAGGAATTAAAAAAACAGATACAAAACAAGGATTTGCAGAAAGAAGGTCTAAATAGCTTATATAACATACTTGAGGGTGTTGTGCCAAAAAATGTTTTAACGTCTAAGAACAAGGCTAAAACGTGGAAATACGGCTATAACCCTAAGTATGATTTTGTTGTTATATCTAAGACCGGACAGATAGAAGATATTGTAGAAGTTCAAGGTCTTCGTATTGCACTACCTAAACCACCCAAAGATATTCATTCTAGAAGTAAAAAGAAGCAAGAACAATATTGGGAGAGAGTAGAACTACCTAAGGTTCTGTCTAAAATACAATCTATATTTCAATGGAATGAAATGTCTTCAGACTTTAAAGACAGATGGGTTGATTATATTGAAGAAGAGTTTGATAGAAGAGAAGCAGGTTTTTGGTATATGTCTAATGGCAAACCTGTTTATATAACAGGTGCACATTATATGTATCTACAATGGACAAGTATTGATATAGGATACCCTGATTTTAGAGAGGCTAATAGAATATTGTTTTTGTTTTGGGAAGCTTGTAAGGCAGACAAAAGAAGTTTTGGAATGATTTATCTAAAGATAAGACGTTCAGGATTTTCATTTATGTCATCTTCTGAATGTGTAAACACCGGAACTTTAGTTAAAGATTCTAGAGTTGGCATACTGTCAAAGACAGGTTCGGATGCTAAAAAAATGTTTACTGATAAAGTTGTTCCAATCAATAGTAGACTTCCGTTCTTTTTTAAACCTATAATGGATGGTATGGACAAACCTAAAACTGAATTAGCTTTTAGGATTCCGGCAGCTAAGATTACAAAAAAGAATATGTATGAAACAACTCAGGATGAAATGTTTGGGTTGGATACCACAATAGATTGGAAGAACACAGATGACAACTCATATGATGGTGAAAAGCTTTTGCTTTTAGTACACGATGAAAGTGGTAAGTGGATTAAACCAAATAATATTTTAAATAATTGGAGAGTAACGAAAACTTGTTTACGTCTTGGAAGTAAGATTATTGGAAAGTGTATGATGGGTTCTACATCAAATGCTTTAGACAAAGGTGGTAGTAACTTTAAAAAACTATACACAGATTCTAACGTACTACAAAGAAATGCAAATGGTCAAACTAAAAGTGGTATGTATTCACTTTTCATCCCAATGGAATGGAATATGGAGGGATTCATAGATATGTATGGAATGCCTGTATTAGAAACACCTAAGCAAGAAATCAAAGGTATTGATGGAGAAAATATTTATCAGGGTGCAGTAAACTATTGGGAAGCAGAAGTTGATTCATTAAAGAATGACCCCGATGCTCTAAACGAATACTATAGACAATTTCCTAGAAGTGAATCTCACGCATTTAGAGATGAGAGTAAACAATCAATATTCAATCTTACAAAAATATACCAACAGATAGATTACAATGACTCTATAATTATAGACCATCACGTTACTCGTGGGAATCTGCGTTGGTTGAATGGTGTTAAAGATACTAAGGTTATATTCTCTCCTGACAACAGGGGTAGATTCTTTGTTTCTTGGACACCTAATAGTGTGTTACAAAATAATGTTGTAACACGAAAAGGTAACAAGTATCCCGGCAATGAACACATAGGTGCTTTTGGATGTGACAGTTATGACATATCAGGAGTAGTTGGTGGTGGTGGTTCTAATGGAGCATTACACGGAAAGACTATGTTTAATATGGATGAAGCACCAAGTAATGAATTTTTTCTTGAATATATTGCTAGACCACAAACTGCAGAAATATTTTTTGAAGATGTTTTAATGGCTTGTGTTTTTTATGGGATGCCTATTTTAATAGAAAATAACAAACCTAGATTATTGTATCATTTTAAAAACAGGGGATACAGAAATTTCTGTATGAATAGACCTGATAAAATTTATACAAAGTTATCTAAAACTGAAAGAGAATTAGGAGGTATACCTAACTCAAGTGAAGATGTAAAACAAGCACACGCATCAGCTATTGAATCTTATATCGAAAACCATATTGGTATGAAAGATGATTTAGAAATGGGTGATATGGTTTTTACTAGAACCTTAGAGGATTGGGCAAAGTTTGATATAAGTAATCGAACTAAGTTTGATGCTGCTATTAGTTCAGGTTTAGCTATAATGGCAACACAAAAACATCTTTATTTACCTGAGAAAAAACTTTCAAAAATAAAGGTTAACTTTGCAAGGTATACTAACAAGGGTAAATATAGCGAAATTATCAGATGAAGAAAGTAAATATAAACATATCATCTGCAGGTTTTCCTAGTCAGTTTGTGTCAGATTCAGAAAAAGAAACAGTCGAATTTGGGTTACAAATTGGTCAAGCAATTCAATATGAATGGTTTAAAAAAGACGGAAATCAATGTAGATATTATAATCAATGGAGGGACTTCAATCGTTTAAGGTTATATGCGAGAGGAGAACAACCAATAGGAAAATACAAAAACGAATTAGCAATTGACGGTGACTTATCTTATCTGAATTTAGATTGGACACCTGTTCCAATACTACCAAAGTTTGTTGATATTGTTGTGAATGGTTTGCAGGACAGAGAGTTCCACGTTAAAGCTTATGCACAAGACGCAATATCACAATCAAAAAGAAGCAAGTATCAAACTATGATTGAAGGGCAAATGGCTGCAAAACCTATGCTCCAAACTATCCAAGAAAAAACAGGAGCAAATCCTTTTACTGTAGAACCCGATGAGTTACCAAATACAGATGAAGAGTTAAAGTTATTTATGCAGTTAAATTATAAACCTGCAATTGAAATAGCTGAAGAAGAAGCCATTAGTACTTTGTTTGAACAAAACAAATACAATGATATTAGAAAAAGATTAGACTATGATATGACTGTCTTAGGTATTTCTTGTGCAAAGCACGAGTTCTTGCCGGGTGATGGTGTTAATATAAAATATGTAGACCCTGCTAATATAGTATACAGTTATACAGAAGACCCATATTTTAAAGATTGTTTTTATTGGGGAGAAATCAAAACACTTCCAATCATTGAACTTAAAAAGATTGACCCATCATTAACTAATGAAGACTTAGAAGAAATATCACAGTATTCACAAAGTTGGTATGATTACTACAATACTGCACAGTTTTATGAGAATGATATTTTCTATAGAGATACTGCAACCTTAATGTACTTTAATTATAAGACAACTAAAAAAGTTGTTTATAAAAGAAAAGTAAAAGATAATGGTAATGTGAGTATGATTGAGAAAGATGACTCATTCAACCCACCTGTTGAAATGCAGGAAGAACAAAACTTTGAGAAAGTTTCAAAAACTATTGATGTATGGTATGAAGGTGTAATGGTAATGGGTACAAACATAATTCTCCAATGGAAACTTATGGAGAATATGGTTAGACCACAATCAGCTACGCAACACGCAATACCAAATTATGTAGCTGCTGCACCTAGAATGTATAAGGGTGCTATTGAATCTCTAGTAAGAAGAATGATTCCATTTGCAGATTTAATTCAAATAACTCACTTGAAACTACAACAAGTAATTTCTAGAGTTGTACCTGATGGTGTGTTTATTGATGCAGATGGACTTAACGAGGTTGATGTAGGCACAGGTAATGCTTATAATCCTGAAGATGCATTGAGATTATATTTTCAAACAGGTTCTGTAATTGGTAGAAGTTACACACAAGAGGGTGACTTTAACCAAGGTAGAGTACCTATTAAAGAATTACAATCAAGTTCAGGTGCTAGTAAAACTCAAATGCTTCTTGGTAATTACAATCATTACTTAAATCAAATAAGAAATGTAACAGGATTAAATGAAGCTAGAGATGGTTCTACTCCTGACCCTAATTCATTGGTTGGATTACAAAAACTTGCTGCACTAAATTCAAATGTAGCTACTAGACATATATTAGATGGTAGCTTATACATATATAGAAGTTTAGCAGAAGCATTAACTTATAGAGTTGCTGATATTTTAGAGTATGCAGATTTCAAAGAAGAGTTTGTCAATCAAATTGGTAAATACAATGTATCAATCCTTAATGACATTAATGACTTATACATATATGACTTTGGTATATTCATTGAATTATCTCCTGACGAAGAGCAAAAACAACAATTGGAACAAAATATCCAAATGGCTTTATCCAAGGGTGATATTAATTTGGAGGATGCTATTGACATTCGTGAAGTAAAAAATCTTAAACTTGCTAATCAACTTTTAAAAATGAAGAGAGTTGGTAAGCAAGAAAGAGAAGAGAAGATGCAAATGCAACAACAAGCTATGCAATCTCAGCAAATGTTGAAGGCTCAAGAGATGAAACAACAACAAGAGGTTCAAAAGATTCAAATGGAAAATCAGGCTAAAATGGAATACAGACAAGCTGACGTTGCATTTGAAATTGAGAAGATGAAAAACGAAGCTATGTTGAAATCTCAGTTAATGGATAAAGAGTTTCAGCTTAATGTTGAGTTAGCTAAACTAAATAATCAAGGATTGGCTGATAGAGAAAATGCTAAAGAAGATAAGAAAGCACAGAGAATTAGTCAGGCTAATACAGAGCAATCAAAAATGATTAATCAAAGAAAAAATAATTTACCTCCAATAAACTTTGAATCAAACGAGGATAGTTTAGATGGTTTTGATTTAGCAGAGTTTGAGCCTAGATAATAGTCTAAAACTATATGATTTTTTGTGTAACTTTGTATAAAATTAAATTTAATATAATATGGAAATAAAAGTTAAAGCAGTAGAGGGTACTGAAGAGAAGTCAGTACAAGAAATTGAAAACAAACTATTGGAGAAGCACGAGGAGAAACTTAATGATGATACTCCTGTAGAAAAAGTTGAAACAGAACAGGTCCAATTAAAAGAAGAAAATACCCCTGTAGAACAAACAGAGGTAAAAGAAACACCTGAAGTAAAAGAAGAAATTAAAACTCAATCCTCAGAGTTAAACGAGGAAGACGTTCTTAAATTTATTGGAAATAGATACGGTAAAGAGATTAAATCTCTTGACGAACTAAATCAACAGAGAGAGGAAAAACCTCTACCTGAAGATGTAGCTAATTATCTAAAGTATAAAAAAGAAACAGGTCGTGGATTCGATGACTTTGCTAAGATGCAAAGAAACTATGATGAAATGGAACCTGATAGATTGCTAAGAGAATATCTTACTGCTACTGAGAAAGGTTTAGATGCAGATGATATAAACCACCTTATGGAGGATTATTCGTTTGATGAAGAACTTGATGATGAAAAGCAAATAAGAAAAATTAAATTAGCAAAGAAAAAAACTATTGCGAAAGCCAAAGATTTTTTTGCGAAGCAACAAGAACTATATAAAGTTCCTCTTGAGTCAAGGGGAGATAACTTGACAAGTTCTGAGTCAGCAAAAGAATTGGAAGACTATCGTAAATATATAGCTGAAGCGAAGACAGTTCAGGAACAACAATCTCGTTTGAGAGAGTTGTATGACAAGAAGACGAATGATTTGTTTAGTGAGTTCAAAGGTTTTGAGTTTACGTTAGATGACAAGAAATTTAGTTTTGCTCCGGGTGATGCTACAGAACTCAAGTCCCTTCAAAACAATCCACAGAATTTTGTAAAAAAATTCTTAGGAGAAAATGGGGAGTTGGAAGATGCAGCAGGATACCACAGGTCACTAGCAATGGCGATGCATCCCGAAAAGTTTGCAAAGTTTTTTTATGAGCAAGGGAAGTCTGCAGCAGCAGATGAAACTATGAAGAAGTTGAAAAATGTAAATATGTCAACTCGTTCTGCTCCTGAAGTAACTAAGTCAACCAACGGTTTGCAAATCAAATCTGTAACACCACCAAGTAGAAGTGGTCTACGGATTAGAAGTAAAAATAAATAAATGTTAAACTTAAAAAATTAGAAATTATGAGTGTACAAAGTGTACCCGGTTTTGATTTACAACCATCAGCACAACAAGTGCCGGTTGCATCAAACTATATTACTAATTTCGACTTCTTGAATCAGTATCTACCTGATACTTATGAAAAAGAATTTGAAAGATACGGTAATAGAACAATTAGTTCCTTCCTAAGAATGGTAGGAGCAGAAATGCCATCTAACTCTGACCTTATCAAATGGGCAGAACAAGGTAGATTGCATACTAAATATGTAGATTGTACTACGGCAGCAGTAATTAATGCTGACGAAGCTACTTTTACTGTAAACGATGCAGGTAACCCTGCTTTCGGTGCTACTAATAGTATTGCTATTAGAGCAGGTCAGACTGTAATGATTAGTGACAACGCAGGTGGAGGTTCTGTAAAAGGAATCGTAACTGCAGTTGACTTAACTAACTTCACTTTTGACGTAGCATTTTATCCTGCAAACGGTATTCCTGTAGCAGGTGCAGGTAAGAAGTTCACAGTTTTCATCTATGGTTCTGAATTTAAAAAAGGAACATCAGGAATGGAAGGAAGCTTAGAAGCTGACGACCTAATCTTCGAGAACTCTCCAATTATCATTAAAGATAAGTATGAGGTATCAGGTTCTGATATGGCTCAAATTGGATGGGTAGAAGTAACTACTGAGAATGGTGCTAACGGATACCTATGGTATTTGAAGTCTGAGCACGAAACTAGATTGAGATTCGATGACTACCTAGAAACGGCTATGATTGAAGCAGTTCCTGCTGAAGCTAATGGTGGTGCAGTAAACCCTGCAGTAAACCCTGAGTACGGTAACAAAGGTTCTGAAGGAATCTTCTATGTTGTTGGACAGAGAGGTAATGTATGGGCAGGTGGTAACCCTGACCAACTAGACCAATGGGATACTATTATTTCAAGGTTAGACAAGCAAGGTGCTATCGAAGAGAATGTTGTATTTGTTGATAGAGATTTCTCTTTTGACATTGATGATATGCTTTCTGAGCAATCTTCTAATGCAGCAGGTGGTGTTTCTTATGGTCTATTTGACAATGAGAGAGAAATGGCACTTAACTTAGGATTCACAGGATTTAGAAGAGGTTACGACTTCTATAAGTCTGATTGGAAATACTTGAACGACCCAACAATGAGGGGTGGTTTACCTGCAGGTGCAGGGTCAGGTAGAATTAATGGACTTTTAGTTCCTGCCGGTTCTACTTCAGTATATGACCAAATCCTAGGTAAGAATGCAAAAAGACCATTCTTGCACGTTAGATATAGAGCTTCAGAAACAGAAGACAGACGTTACAAAACTTGGATTACAGGTTCTGCAGGTGGAGCAAGAACTTCTAGCAAAGATGCTATGGAAGTTCACTTCTTATCTGAAAGAGCAGTATGTACTTTAGGTGCTAACAACTTCTTCTTATTCCAAGCATAAGATAGATAACTATTAAGGGGGGAATTATATCCCCCCTTTTTTTACTTTAATTTAATTTTAAATACAATGAAAAAAAATAAACAACAAAAGTTTGTAGACAAGAGTTACAAGCTTCTAAGAGGAGTAGCACCTCTCACTTATATGCTACCAACAAAACATTCAAGAAGATTTCCTTTATTACATTTTGATGAGAGCACAGGTGTCAACCGTGAACTTAGATATGCAAGAAACCAAAACTCTTGTTTCAGAGATGAGCAAGATAAAAATGTGGTTTTAGAACCAATCATTTTTGAGGATGGGTTTTTATATGTACCTAAGGAAAATCAAATACTACAAAAGTTTTTACACTATCATACTTTAAATGGTAAAACATTTACTGAGATTAACGAAAGCAAAGATGCAGCAGCACAAGTAGATGCACTTATGGTAGAAGCTGATGCATTAGTTGAAGCTAAGAAACTATCACTAGAGCAACTAGAAAATGTATGTAGAGTATTATTTAATACTGACACATCTAAAGTTTCTACTGCAGAAATGAAAAGAGATATATTGGTTTATGCTAAAAATAATCCTCAAGATTTCTTAGATGTAATTAAAGACCCTGACTTAAAACTTATGGGAACCGTACAAAGATTCTTTGACAATGGACTTTTAGGTTTCAGAAAAAGTGGAAAAGAAGTATGGTTTAATACTGCATCTAACAAAACCAAACTACTTAATGTACCGTTTGGGGAAGAGGCTCTTGATATAGTTTGTCAGTATATGCAATCAGATGATGGAGTTGAGGTTCTAGAACACTTAGAATCCTTATTAGATTAACCCTTAACCAACACCAAATCAAGGACCTCTTCTAAAAACGAAGGGGTCTTTTTTTTTCATTATCTTTGTAGAAAAGAAAACAGATGATAAATTCAGTTAGACAAACGGTAATGTCTGTTCTGAATAAAAATAATTATGGTTATATATCCCCATCTGACTTTAACTTATATGCTAAACAAGCACAGTTAGATTTATTTGAAAATTATTTTTATCAGTACAATTATCAATTACAAAAAGAAAATGCTCGTCAATCAGGGACAGGGTATGCTGATATAACGAAAGGATTAGAGGAAGTAATAAATACGTTTTCTGAAACTAAATTTTTATCGCATCAGTATAGTAATAGGTTTTTTACACCTAGTTTAACTACTACAGGTGATAGCTATTACCTTTTAAACAAAGTACTTATATACTCAAAGCTACTTGTTAGTAGCACCAATACTGCTTTGCAGGTACAATCTTTAATTGATAATACTGCAACCTTTATTGCTAGTGGTGTACAAGTAAATGATATAGTAGTAAACTTATCATCTAACCCACCTGAGATTGGGTATGTAAGTGTAGTTGTTAGCGAAACTGAATTAACTTTAGTTGACTACAATGGAAATCCATTTGATAGTTTTATAAACCCACAAATGCAGTATTTGATATATTCAACTAAGCCTGTTAAAGAAGCTGAAAAAGTTACGAATAGTAAGATAACTATGTTGAACAACTCAATACTTACTGCTCCTAACTTAATGTTTCCGGCTTACTCACATCAAGAACCAAATTTAGTTTTATATCCTGATACTATAGATGAGTATGGTTCGGTTCAATGTCAATACATTAGATTCCCTAAACCACCTAAATGGACATATGTTGATTTACCCGGTGGCGAACCTTCATTTGACCAAGGTGCTGCAGACTATCAGGACTTTGAATTACCTCTAGATGATGAGGTCAATTTGGTAAATAAAATATTACAGTACGCAGGTATGTCGATTAGAGAAGTAAGTTCAGTACAATTTGGACAGGCACAAGAAACTGCTAACACAACAACAGAAAGATAATTATGGCTTATATAACTCAATATCAATATTACGAGAATGGTGGACAACAACCTGAGAATGCAAATTGGGGTTCATATCAATATGTTTCTTTGGAAGATATAGTTAACAATTTTATGCTAATGTATTCAGGAAATCATAGTCTTGTTAATAATGAAGAAAGATACAAGGTTTTATTTCACGCAAAACGTGCAATACAAGAATTGAACTATGATGCATTTAAAGAAATAAAAATCTTAGAACTAAACGTATGCGATACACTAAGATATGTTTTACCATCTGACTATGTTAATTGGGTAAGAGTTTCTTTATATCAAAATGGTTTACTAAAACCTTTAACAGAAAATATACAAACCAATTGGTCAAGTGCATATTTACAAGACAATGATTGTAGAATATTATTTGACATTGATGGTAATGCTTTATCTCCACAAAATTCTACTATTGATTACGAAAGAATTAGAGGTGGTAAACAATCAATATACTTAAACCAAAATTCAAAGATGTATGGAAAGTCCGGATATTGTTGTGATGGTAATTGGTATTTTGAATATGGCATTGGTGCACGTTATGGATTAAACACAGAAACTGCTAATGCAAATCCTACTTTTAAGATTAACCCTAAAGGTGGTGTAATTAATTTTAGTTCAGGTGTGGCTAATGAGTTAATCATACTTGAGTATGTTTCTGATGGTATGGAAAATGGTAATGATGGTTTGGTACAAGTAAACAAACTGTTTGAAGATTACATTTATGCAGCTATTGAATATGCAATCCTTGGCTCTAAAGTAGGAGTTCAGGAATATATAGTAGCAAGACTTAGAAAGAAAAGTGCAGCACTATTGAGAAATGCAAAAATTAGAATAAGTAATATACACCCCGGAAGATTATTAATGAATATGAGGGGTAGAGATAAGTGGATTAAGTAATATGGCAAACACGACAAGAAACTTTACGCAGGGCAAAATGAATAAAATGGTTGATGAACGACTCGTTCCAAACGGGGAGTACATTGATGCATTGAATGTTCGTATGGGTTCTACTGAAGGAGCAGAGATTGGAGTTATTGAAAATTCTAAAGGTAACGACAAGCTGACTACCATAAGATATAATGGTACACCACTAAGTGATGCTGCTCGTTGTATTGGAGCATATGAAGATAGTGCTAATGAAACTATTTATTGGTTTGTACACGACCCAACCTTTGAAGGTGCAGGTTCTCCAACAGGGATTGTCGATATGATTTGTTCTTATAATACAATTTCACAGGCAGTTACATATCACGTTATAAGTGTTGACGATGGTTCGGGAACTAAAACAACATTAAACTTTGACCCTGATTATCTTATAACAGGTGTTGACTTTGTAGATAATAGACTTTTATTTTTTACAGATAATACAAATCCTCCAAGAAAAATTAATGTAAATTTTAATTATGGTGACCCTACTAATGGGTTAGATGGTTTCACATATGATGAAATTATGGTTATTAAAAAACCACCTACTAGTTCTCCTAATGTTAGATTACTTGCTACGGCAGGTGAGTCTACATATATGGAGGATAGATTTCTTTGTTTTGGATATAGATATAAATATAACGATGATGAGTATTCTGCTACATCTCAGTATTCAACTGCAGCATTTACTCCCGGTGGCTTTTTATTTTCTCCTGATAGTTATTTAAATGAAGGAATGATAAACTTTACTAATACTGCTGAGATTACTTTTAATTCAGGTGGTCCACTAGTAAAGGGTATAGATTTATTATTCAAGGACAACGATAGTAATGTCGTAAAGATTATAGAGAAACTAGATAAAGTAGAAAACGCATATAACGACAATCAAGATTATACATACACCTTTACTAACAGTAAGATATTTACAATTCTTCCTGAAGCTGAAATACTAAGATTGTTTGATAATGTTCCTAGATTAGCAAAGGCACAAACATTAATGGGTAATAGATTGATGTATGGTAATTATGTTGAAGGTTATGACTTAATTGACTATCAAGGAAACCCAACAAGGTTGACATTCTTTACTACTCAAACTAATGATGACATTGGTTTAAAAGACGTAGATGATGGTGTGGCTTCGGTAAATTATAGTATAGGACCTAGTAACACTTCACAAGCACAGTTTGAAATAGACTTTCCAAGTGACATTGAATTAGTTTCAGGAGCAGCAATTCAAGTTACTTTAAAATATAAACACGAATCATTTAATGGTACTGCACCATTTCCTGTTGAGGAAACTCCTGAACAAGAAATAGGATTTATATTTAATGTGAACCAAAATTTTAATAGTGTTTACGAGTATGCAACAAGCCAAAGTTTTCAGGACCAAGTTGGTACTCTAAGTAACATTAAACCTTTACAAGATGCAGCAGACCCTGAAAATAATTCTTGTAATGGAACCACATTTACTGATGTGTTTTACTGTAGTATACCTTCTGACTTAGATTTACTAAATAAGTTTGATGGTGGTATAAGTACAGGTGGACCTCAGCCAATTCAGATTGAAGCTAGTCCGGGTTCTAATACTATTGGACTTAAATTACCTGCAGTACAATTTGTAGATGATATTGCAACACCTACTCAAAATGTATATGAATATTTTGAAATTACATTTGGAGAAGTTGTATATGCTAAAATTGGAGTTGGTGAAAGTCTTCATAGCAATAGAGGTTATGAAGTTGGTATGGTGTATATGGATGAATTTAATAGAGCAACACCAACTTTAGTTAGTCTTAATAATACTGAGCACTTTCCCTGTGGAATGTCTTACTTTAAAAACAGTATTCAAGTAACTATACCAACCACACAAATTGCTCCATCTTGGGCAAAAAGATATAAGTTTGTTGTAAAGCCTGATAAAGAAAAATATGAAACAATTTATACTAATATATTTTTTGAAGACCCAAATACTTCTGCAGCATATTTTTTGTTAGAAGGTGAGAACTCTTCTAAAATTACTGAAGGTCAAAGGCTAATAGTTAAGACAGATACAGAAGGTCCATTGACTCGATGTGTTACTGCTACAGTATTAGAAAAAGAATCAAAGACTGAAGACTTTCTAGAGATTCCTGTAGAGGGTGGAGGTGCAGATGAGTTTGTTCCCCAACCATCAGGAACATATATGAAAATAAATACTACTCAGTTTAATGCTGAAGTAGACGAAGGTGCAGTTGTAGACTTTGGAAAAAGACAAACAACGGCAGACAGAAGCGACCATTACCCATTAGTTAAATATCCTGTAAACTTAGATGGAGCAGACCCTGATATACCGGGTTCATCTTTTACAGATTATGATGTACCTGCAGGTTCTAGAATTGTATTTGATTTTTACTTTAGAAGAATTGGTAGAGGGGATGGTAATAATGCTTGTGAAAGAAGAACGTATGAGTTGTCAGAAACATATGCTGCAAGTAGTGATTATGATAACTTTATGGATTGGTTTAATGGTGACAACATTGGAGATACTCTAGACAATGGAGTTGGTTATGCAGGAGATAATTCTTGTCCACCGGCAAACACTTATTTATCTACATTACTTGAAAGTGATTTAGGAGATAGTACAAGTGATATACCACAAGATTTATGTACAAACTATTATCAGTTTTATAGAAACAATACATCAAATCAATTATTATTTCTTGTAAGAGGAACAAGAGCCTGTAGTAGAACAAAAAAACAAAGGTCACTTGCGAGAATAAAAATTACAGTATTTAGAGCAGAAGATACTATTGTATTTGAGTCAGAACCAATTGATTCTTCACCTGACATTTGGTATGAAGGTGCTGATTCTTTTCCAATTATATCTAACTCGGACTCTTGTGTTTTTAGTGTAAGTGTAGATGCAAGTGAGCCTAGTCCAATTGCTTTTAATTATGTAAACCTTGACGGTGTAGGACAACAAGTAATATGTAATCCGAGTCAAACAATTACTGAAATTTTTGGGAGATGTGGTACTATGACAACAAGTGCTACAACACCTCCTGTTGACCCCACAAATATTACTATTGATTCTGAACCTGCACCACAAGGAAGCCACGTTACAGATATTCAGCCTCAGACTTCTACACAAGCAGGGATAGTAAACACAGGTTTATTTAACTGTTACTCTTTTGGTAATGGTGTAGAAAGTTATAAAGTAAGAGATAGTTTACTTGGTAAAGAATTAGTATTTGGAAACAGGGTAACTTCTACACAGGCTTTAGATTATCAAGAGATAAGAAGGTTTGCAGATATAACATATAGTGGAGTATTTAATGATGAGTCTAACATTAATAGATTAAATGAGTTCAATGGAGGACTACTAAACTTCAAAGCTTTAGAAGAGTCTTTTGGTCCTATTGAAAAATTATTTGCTAGAGAAACAGATGTACTAACATTACAAGAGGACAAAATATCTTATGTGTTGTCAGGTAAAAACTTACTATCAGATGCAGGGACAGGAAGTTTATTACAGTCAGTACCTGAAGTCTTAGGAACACAGATAGCTAGAATTGAAGAGTTTGGTATAAGTAATAACCCTGAAAGCTTTGTTCAATGGGGTCCTGAAAAATATTTTACTGATGCCAAAAGAGGAGTGGTATTAATGCTAAGTGGTACGAGTTACACAAATGATTCTTTAATGGTAATATCTTCATTTGGTATGCGTAGTTGGTTTAGAGATTTATTTAATACTCAAGTTGATACTCAAAAACTTGGAGGCTATGACCCATATATGAATGAGTTTGTTTTATCTGCTAACAATATATCACTACCTATAGAGGAGGTTTGTATAGAGTGTGGTATAACAGGTCAATATTTAGTTCAACTAAATAATGAATTAGATAATTGTTATGAGTTAGGAACCCCTGTAGGTCAAGTAGATATAGTTTATAATATTATAAACATTACAGGAAACACAGTTTTAACTGCAACTTATAATGGAGTAGCAGTATCTACAGGTCCTGTTACAACATCAGGTACTTTAAGCTTTGATAAAAGTTTAGCACAAACCACAACATTTGATTTAAATGTTGTGAGTTCAGGAAGTGTAGAGATTGAATTTATAGTCAATTGTCCTGAACCAAAAGAAATGGCAGTAGTATATATATGTGCTACTAGTGATTTAGATTCAGATGATACCATTCATAATGATTTTAGTTGGGAACAAAATGGATACCAATCACCTATTAATTCTCAAGGAGTAACATTCTTGTCAGGAGCAGGTAACCCTGTTGTTAGTTATTACCAAATAAACTCAGGTGTTCAAGGTGTTGGAAGTATACCTCCTGATGGTTCTACTGTAACAATGGCATTTAACAAATACAGTCAAGATGATGCGACATTTGATTTAAACACTAATAAGTTTAGATTCCTAAGAAGTAATACATTGTATGCTAATACACCTCAAGCAGTTGCTCAAGCTATTGCAGCTTCTAGTGTAGCAGCACCTATAGATTCTTCTTTGGCTCCTGATTATTATAAAGCAGACTTTACAGTACCTAATGGGAATGAACAATATTTATATATTATATATGACTATAGAACTCCTACGGCAATTGATTTATGTAGAAGAGGCACACTAGAAGATTCTTGTTGTAACTGTGATGAAACACCAACTTAAAATTAAATATTATGAGTAATTTTTATATAGACGGAACAACTTTAAATAACGCAACTGCAGTATATGATGATGCTGCATTAACTACTTGTGCTGCAGCAGGATTTTATTCTGATGGTGTAACTTCTAGAGAGCAGGTTTTAAATGGTTCTAACTGTTATCTACTACCTCCTCAACCTTGTCCGAGTTGTGCAACCCCTTGTGGAACACAAATTAATGGAAACGGAGCACAAGGTGTTTATCAATTAGATATGGATGTGGGTGGTACTGTAAACGACACAGGTGCTATAATTATTGAGTTTGACCCTATAGGTGTACCTGATGGTATAATGGCAACTTATGATGGAGTGGTTTATAACACAGTTAGTTCTCCTCAGTTTGGTTTACTTGAAAGTACAGTTCAGGGTGTTCCTACTTACATAGGTTCTACAGGTTCGGATTGTGGAACTGCAGGTGGTGGTACATATCCTAACTTGCCTGTGTTTCAGTATATAGGTAATCAATTTGTAAATACTAATCAGCCTACTACTGTTCAAATACAAGCAGGTCAATCTCAGTTGACTGCCGGTCAGCCGGGTGATTGTGTTATGGTTATTCCTAAACCAAATGCAAGTCCTGCCATAGTTAACTTTACTTTTATTGGACCTTGTAATAGTACGGCTTGGAACTTTAATGTTCAATGTCCTACTGCTTTAAATGAAATAATTTCTACTTCACCTCAAAGTACTAGTTCGGCTGCTTGTACGGCACAATTAAACACATCTATTCACCACGTTCCTGTTGCAGGAACTGCACAAAATTTAATTCAAGTTAATGACTATATATTTGTAGACCACGATGGTGCAACACCTGCTACTGCAGGTTGGTATGGTTCTCCTTTTGGATATACATATGAAGTAGGTCCTAGAGGTGTGGTAATAAATAAACAAACTAGTTGTAATCATATTACTGTACAAGATTGTACTAATCAAAACTTATATACAATGAATGATAGGTTTGGTACAAATAGTGTGGGAGAAGTAATTCAATACAAAAGAATTAATCAAACAACATTCCAAATAGAAACACAAGTTTATTGTGGAACTATAACTAATATGGGTTCAGGAACATATACAAATGCAGTACAAGAAGGATTCATAGATTATGATTGTACTGATACAGTTCATTGTCCATAAAAAAAATAATATATGAGTAATCAAGTAACTAAAAATGCAAATTATACACTAAGTTATGATAGTGGTGTAAAAGGATTTCCATCTTTTTATTCCTATAATCCTGATTGGATGATAGGTATGAATAATTATTTTTATACGTTCAAAGGAGGTAATGTGTTTCGTCATAATACTAACGAAACTAGAAACCAATACTATGGTGTTAATTACCCTGCTAAAGTTGAGTCTGTTTTTAATGAGCAACCATTAGAGAACAAGTTATTTAAAACTATAAATCTTGAAGGTGATGACACTTGGACAACTACAGTTAAAAGTGATTTACAAGACACAGGGTTTATAGATGCAGATTACTATGAGAAAAAAGAACAAGCCTATTTTGCTTTTATAAGAAACTCAGGTCAGACATTTGCTAGTCCTGCAAATGCAAATCAATATGCACTACGTTCATTAAATGGTATTGCTACGAGTTCCAATATTCTTATTGATGCTCCACAAGCAGGGCAAAACATAGTTAGGTTTTCTACTAGTGTATCTATTGGGAGTATTATAAGCATAGGTGATATGCTTTACTTTGGAACAACACCACAACTGATGGGTCAAATTATTTCTACAAACATTGATATACCTAATGGTATTAATGAGATTGTAGTAGCTACGAATATATTAGGTGCTCAAGTTCCACCAACCGGAACAGAGTATATTTTATATATTAAAAATTCAGTTGCAGAATCTCACGGAATATTAGGACACTATGCAGTATTCAGCCTCATCAACAACAATACTAGTAAAGTAGAACTGTTTGCAGTTGAAAGTGAAGTAATGAAATCATTCCCTTAATTTTAGTATCTTTGTGAAGTATAATGACTTTTGACGTTAGACCACTTGAATTAGACGATTATGATACCTACCTTGTAAAATGGTGGAAAGATTGGGGGTGGAAAGCACCAACAAGAGATTTTCTTCCTGACAATGGTAAAGGTGGTATGATGATACTAGACGAAGACGGCACACCAATATGTGCAGGATTTGTTTATATGACTAACTCTAAAGTGGCTTGGGTAGATTGGATTGTATCTAATAAAGAATACAGGAAGAAGCCACATAGAACTAATGCCATAGGGTTGTTAATAGAAACATTAACTAATTTGTGTAAGAATTTAGATGCTAAATATTGTTATGCTTTAATTAAACATAAAGCACTACAAGACACATATGAAACATTAGGTTATCAAAAGGCAGATTCATATACACAAGAAATGATAAAAATATTATAATATGGCAGTAGCAACGGCAGCAATAGGAGGTTTGGTTATAGCAGGAGTTAGTGCAGGTGCATCTTTTTCTCAAGCCTCGAAACAAAAAAAACTTCAAGCACAAGCTGAACAAGATGCAGCCAAGGCAATGAGTCAGGCTAGAAAAAAATTAGATGTAAACTTTGCAGAACAAATGTCTGTAAAAAAAGAAGCTTACGATTTAGAAAGAGAAGCACTACTTAGTGCAGGTGCACAGGCAACAGAAGCAGGTATTGAAAGTGAAAGAGGTTCTGCAGCAACTGCAGGTAGAGTATATGCTGCACAACAACAAGGACAAGCAGGGGTAAGAGGTGCAATGGCTGATGAATTAACTAATATTGAAAATGCAGTATTAGAGGAAGAAGGAAGACTAAGAGATTTAGATGTGGCTTTAGATTTAGAAGAGGTTGCAGGTAATCAACAAAAAGCAGCAGATGCACAAGCAAGAGCAGAAGCAGCGAAACAACAAGGTATTCAATCCACGGTAGCTGCAGCACAATCTGCAATACAATTGGCTCCACTATTTCCACAAAGAACTGCAAACCAAAGGTCAGCAGCAGGTGGTGTAACAGGCTTAGATGTAGCTGCGTTCAACAAGCAAGGTGATGGTTCTCTAGGTAACTTAACAAATTTTAGTGACCTAAATAGTTTAAATAATAAGCAGTTTAGACAATTCAAAAAAGGGATGACTCCGGCACAACAATCAATGTTGTTTCAGAGTGATAGTTATATAAACTCATATAACGACCCTTTTAATATCTTAAACCAATAATAGATGACTGCATATAAATACGTTGAACGAAAAGTAGAAGACCAAATAAATTGGGCAGAGGTTGGAAAGAATTTTTCTAATGTTCTGCAGGAAGAGGTACGAGTAAGAGGAGAAAAAAAGAAAGCAATAGATGATGCATCTAGAGCATATCAAGAAGTATTAAATAACACACCTCAAGGTGATTTTGGTTTAGCTAATACATTTGCATTAGATGGTGCAGACAAACTACAGAAACAAGCATTGATGCAACTGACCTTATTAAAGTCAGGTCAGCTTGACCCTAAAAGATATACCATAATGCAACAAAATCTTGTTGACGGAACAGACCAACTATATGGTTTGGCACAAGGTTATCAAGATGAGTATGCAAGAAAAATGGAACTTATGGCAGATGGCACACCTCCGGGTGAAAGACTGTCAGGATTAGAAGCAGAACTTATGGCTTCTATTGAGGGATTAGGTAACTTAGCAAACCACGAGGTAACTATAAATCCTGATACAGGGATGATGGGTATTGGAGTTATGGATGCAGACGGTAAATTAAAAAGTTCAACTACTGCATTTGCATTACAAAAAAGATTAAAGTCAGACACTAGAGAATTTGATATGATGGGTGCATCTGATAAGTGGTTGAAGTCACTAGGTAAAGATGAGAGAGCAGCATTTGAAGATGTAGGAAATAAATTAACTGCTGATGTGTTAATTACTATTAGTGATGTAACACAAAAATTAAGACCGGGTGGTTCTATGTCAGAACTAACAGATGACCAACTCGCACAAATGTCATCCTTAACAGGGGTTGATGTTGCAGATTTAAAAACCCTCAGCTTATACAGAGAGGCACAAATGAATTATGTGAAATCTCAGCTATCTCCTGAAGCAAGTGGAACTAATGCAGCTTCAATGTTATTTGACCACGTTGGTGGATATGATACTTATATTCTTGGAGATGCTGAAGGTAAAACTCAGGCAGACTATGATGCATTGTCTGATGAGGAAAAAGCAAAAGTTATTTTAGTAACAACTGAAAATGGTAATCCTAAGTTTCAATTAACAGATGACCAATTAGCTATTGCTGAAAGAGCATTTGAATCACAAATAGATATAGGCTTAAATTATACTGAGAAACAAGAAGCAGTCTTTAGAGAGAAAGAAGGTAAGAGAGATGGATATGCACCTGAATATGTTTATAACAGAGGTGATAAAAATAAAGATGAAAAATCAGCAGTAACTCAATGGATGAATGTATTCAAACAAACTGATGTAGGACAAAGAGAAAACATACTAGATGCTATACTTAAAGACCCTGCAACTGAAGCTAAGGGAATAACAAATATGAAGTTTATTACTGATAGTAATGGCGACTCAAGGCTTGAGGTTACTTATCTTGATGATAGAAAAAACAAAACCGGGGACAATGGTATATTCATAGCTAAAGCAGGTACTGAACCTACTCAAGAAGATTGGGCACTAGCAGGTGTAGCAATTCACGGTGTGACTGACCCTAGAGATATTGAGAAAGCAGCAGGTGGATATAGCAATATGGGTGACGATTGGAATTATCTAGACCCAACGGGAACAGGAGTACAACTTGATAAGAAAGTTTCACCTCAAGACAAAGCTAATAAGTACATAGGTAGCAAGGTTACAGGTAATTATATAACTAATAAGACTGATGACAAATTTGCTGCAGATTTCTCAGCAGATTTTGGTGCACTTGGATTTACTGTTACAATTCCAAATAGTGGATACAATGTAGTAGAAATTACTGCACCTAATGGAGCAAAACAAAAGTTCTATACTAACTATGGTGCAGGTAGTGATTACTCTGATGCACAAGTGTTAAGGGATTGGGTTATCTCCAACGGAACTGAAGATGCAGCTAAGAATTTTGAAGCATCGGGTAAAGGAAACTCCGGTGGTGGTGGAATGTCTGACTTTTAATTAAAACTAAGGATGAACGAAAAAGCATTACAACAACTATATGTTCTTGCACAAGGCGATGGTTACTCTAAGTCGTTTGATGACTTCAAACAATTAATGAGTGAGAACGAGAATGCAATAAATCAAATGTATGGTCTTGCACAAAACGATGGCTACACAAAAGATGTGGAACAATTCAAAACTCTAGTTGGTTTTGGTGGAGCCGTAGGTGGAGATGCAATGGTTAGTGAAGCAGTAGAGCAAGTAAAAAAAAAAGACGAACCCGAAAGTTTGGTATCCGAAGAGTTCGCACTTCCGAATACTCCGGAATCCTTTGTTCCTTCTCCCGAATCAGATTCTTTATCGGAAGATGGTACTCCGATAGAGGTTGAAAAAAATCCTTATGATGGTACTCTTTTAGATGAGCAACCTGCTAACTTTTTTGATGAGTCACTAGCAGGTGTTAATGCAGACCTCATAGATTATGAAGAAGAGTATGTAGTTCCAAAACTAAATTATCAGTTTAATGATTATGGATTCACCTTTGCTGAAACAGGAATAGGGGATGGTATGAAAGTTAAGGCTGCAAATGGCAATGAACACTATACCAACCTTGACCCGTTTTGGGGAGAAAAAGGAGAGGCTGAAGCTTTACAAAAATTCTTAAAAGAAAATAGAGCAGAGAACCAAATCATCATAGACCAATCTACTGCTATTATTGAGAACAAAAGAAAGATTGATAATGAAGAACAAATTATCAATACAGTAAAAGCTTTTAATGAAGAATCAAAAAAGTTTGAGTCTGACTTAAAAGAGTATGCCTTATATAAAAACAAGTTAGACAATCTATATAAAAAGAACTTTTCCAATGTAACTAAAGAACAGTTAAATTCTGACCCTGTTCTGAAGGCAAACTTTGAACAATGGGTTTCAGCGAAAGAAGCTTCCAATAAAGTATTAGAAGATTTAAAAAAACAAAATCAAGACTTTGAAAGAAAGGGAGCCAAGCTTGACCAAATGGCAGGTGAGTATTATGAGATGGCTTCTGAACAAGGTGCACCGGGTGGTGCATTCGTTAATGCATTACTAGATGGTAGTGCTAGGTTTGGAACTACGGCAATGAACGTAATGACTGATGCTGCTACTTACTTCACACCTAATAGAGGTATGGGTGAGAGGGATTATAAATCTGAAATAGCTAGGGTTGCATTAGAAAATGGTTCTTTTGAAGAAGGTAAGTTTAGAGAAACTTATCCGGAAAGCAAAATTAAAAATGGTATGGTAGAAGTGTTGGACCCTGAGTTGGGTACACCAAAGATGATACCAATTGAAACCTTTCCTAGTGTTTATGATTTAAGTAAAGAAGACCTTATAAAAGAACTTGGTGGTGATACAAATGATTCTAAGTTTCTTGGACAAACTTTATTGCAAACTGCACTAGCACTTAGACTAGGAAAAGCTGCGTACAGTATACCTATTGTAGAAGAAACTGAATTTGACAAAGCAAACGCAAAGGTTATGGACCTAGTCCGTAAAGGTATAAAAGAGTTTGAAAGTTATGACCAAGCAGTAGAAGGTAGATATAGAAACCCATTCTCTTCAACTGCTCAAGGAACCGATGTAACATTAGGAATGTTAGATGCAGGTCGTAGAGGAATGAGAGAAGTATTGGGTAGTGATAATACCACAAAACAATGGAGTGATACTGCTAAAGAGGGATTTTGGGGTGGTGCATTACTTGGTTTAACAGAATCATTACCTGCTATGATAGGTGGTAGTAGTCCGGCAGGATGGGCACAACGTACTGCACAGATGTATGCTCAGGTAACAGACCACGTTTATGAAGAGATGGAGGAGAATGCAGCATTCGATAATGTAACTGAAAGTGAAAAATCTATGGTTGCAGTTCCTATTGGTGTAGCAGTAGGTACTCTAGAAGCAATTGGTTTTAGAAACGTGATTGGTCAAAAGGGTTTATTAAATGGTGTTGTTAGCAGAGCATTAAGGAAGTCTACAAAAAACACAACTGCAAAATCATTTGGAGAGTTTATTAGACAAGATGTAGAATCAATGATAGGGAGAGGAATTCTTACTGTTGGTGCAGGTGGGTTGGCAGAATACGAAACAGGTGCATTACAAGAAGCAGCAGAGTTAACTATAAAAGATATTTACAATGATGTCAAGGGTAAGGATATGTTTAGAACTCCTGAAACTTGGAAAGATTGGATTACTCAGGTAAACAGAGCAGGTATGCAAGAAGCCATAGGTGGTTTCATATTAGGTACACCGGGTGGAGTTGCCAATGCAGTATCAGGATTGCAAGTACAAAAGCTTGACAACAGGATATACGAGATGTTTGAGTTTATGACAAAAGATGAGAACTACACTAAGATGTACGTTACAAAACTTAAACAAAAAATAGCTGATTCAAATGACCCTAAAACAAAAAAGGAAGCACAAGAAGAATTAGCTTTGGTAAAAAGATTACAAGGTATACTACCAAGAATACCTAGTGATTACAACACCAACCAAAGAAAAGAAGCTTTACAATTAATCTTTCAAAAAGAATCTCTTGAATCGCAAATTAAAAGTGAAGATGATGTACTGTCTAAACCGAAACAAGATTTACTGAATAGAGTTAATGATAGACTAGCAGGATTAGTTGGTGAAGTTAATACCCAACAACAACAAGATAAAACATCAGAGCAAAAAATCAATGAGTTCCAAGATGGTAAGGTAGTTGATGACCAATCCATTAACAAACCGGGCAATGTAACGGTTGAAGAGCAAAGTGATATTGATTCATTCTTTAATGAAACAGAAGATAGTTCTGAAGTAAAAGGACAAAACATTGCTTTAAACAGAAGCGAGGATGGTTCTAAAAATACTAATCCATTTAGAAGTAGTGTAATTAAAATAGCTGACCTTGGAGCAAAAGCTATATCAAAAGTATTGCCTAATGTTAGAATAGTAATGCACGAAACTAATGAGCAGTATTTAAAGTACGCAAAGCTTGGTGACGGTAGAGCAGAGTATAACCCTGACAACACTACTATTCATATTAACTTATCTAAGGCTACAAAAACTACAGTACCACACGAAATATTCCACGCAGTTTTAATGGAGAAGGTTAAGACTGACCCTGCAATTGCAAGAGCAGCAGAGCAAATGGTATTGTCTGTACAAAAAGTTGTACCAAAGGATAGTGCACTTGGAAAAAGAATTGAAGCCTTTGCTAAAAGTTATGAAGGAGAATTTCAAAACGAAGAAAGATTAGCAGAGTTAGTAGGTATTCTTTCGTCTGAGTATAGACAACTTGATAAACCATCTAAGAATGTAATTGTAGAGTTCTTAAAGAATATTGCAAGAAAGTTTGGTATTGAAATAGGAAATGACTTCGGAGCAAAAGATGCTGATGTTATTGACTTACTAAATGTTATATCAAGAAAAACTAGAAAGGGTGAGGTTATTGAAGAGTCTGATATTGCTACATTAGAAGAACTAGATAATGGAACCAATCCTATAGGTAATCCAACTACAATTGTAAAACCAAAAGGAAAGCAACAGAAGTTAAACTTTAAAGATTCATATCCACTATCATTAGTTACTGCAGCAAACAAAATTGATATTGATGCATTGATAGATGAGATAGCTGAGAACGACCAAAAGGTTTGGTTTTGGGTAGCAGACCAACTTGGTTTAGATGCCGAGATGGATATTGATGCAGGTCCAAGTTATGCTTTACAACAAGATGGTGTTGCTTGGGCAAGTAGTTTTCCTGTAACCAAATTAGAAAAGAATATTAATAATTCTGATTACATATTTATTATTAGTGGTTCACCTACAAAGAGTCACCTGTTTAATAAAAAAGTATATGATGCATACATAAACAAGCTAGGTGACTATAATACTTTTAAAAAGAATGCATTAAAAACTAAGCCTGTAAAGGGGGTTAAGGATGTACTTACAGAATATGACAGTTGGGAATCTATAAAAGAAGCTGATGGTTCAATTAGAAAAAACTTTCTGATTGCACATATCAAACAAGAGAAAACTCCAAACACGGAGTACCATAAACTAGTTAAAGGTTTAGATGGCTTCATAGACCCTAACTCTATGAGAGATGGTTTCTATAAAGAGAATGATTTTAAACAGAACGATATTATGTTGGTATTAAAACCAACGGGAGTACAAGAAGGTTCTAGTCATTCAACTTATAGCAATACTATTTTAGGTGATGTAGTTGGTATCCCTGATACTAAGATTGATGCATTTGAATTGATGCCTAAAGAAATGAGGGATTCAATGGAAGGCTCAGGTAGAACCACAACAAGTCAAAAGGTAGCACCTTATGGCTCAGGGGTTAGAAAAGTTACATCAAGAAAACAAAGACAACAAAAAATAGATAAAGCATTGTCTAAGTCTTCAGGTACTACACAGGTAGCTACCACTACAGGTAGCTATGTTAAAGCTGCAGACATAGTTAACGACCTTGAGATTGAAGGTGAAGTATTAGATTATGGTGCAGGTCTTGGTCTTGGTACTGATGCAATGTCACAAGTGTTAGGAACTGAGGTTGATTCATACGAACTAAATCCTGAAAGATGGAAAGGTAAAAAGCCTGTAACATATACAAAGGCTAGTGATATTAATAAACAATACGATGCTATCGTATCATTGAATGTACTTAATGTTGTACCAAAAGATGTACGAGATTTTATTGTAGAGGATATATATGAAAACCTAAAGCCGGGTGGTGTTGCAGTAATTAGTTCACGAGGATTTAAAGGTGATATAGCAAATGCTAAGAACTTTGAAAAAGGTCCTGAAGATAAAAGCTATATCATCAAAAGAAAAAAAGGTGGAGAGGTAGTAGATGTATACCAAAAAGGTTTTGATGGTAATGAACTTGTAGAGTATGTGCAAGATTTACTTGGAGATAAAGTAAATGTATATAAGAAAAATACTTTTGGTAATAGAGGTATCATCATTGAGAAGATAGATGACACAGAATCTAAGCCGAAGGGTAGACAACAAAAGTCAGTTGAGCAAATTGCTCAGTACTATGGTATGAACATCTATGGTTTCTTACCAAAGCAAGTAGACCTATACAGGTTGAAAAAAGATTTACCACCGGGCATTGGTGTAAAACAATCTAGGGTTGACCAATATGGTAGAGGTGGTTCATATTACCTAACAAACTCAAGAGGTTATAAGATTAATCCTTATAAGAATAAAGGTAGACAACAAAAGGATATTGAATCATACATCGTAGAAGCTAGAAGAAATAACTTTAGAGATGATGTAATTAAAGACTTTTTAGTTAGAGTTAAGAAGTTTCCTGCCAAGCTTGTAAACCAATTGATGGCTTTAGATGTGGACTTGTTTGACCAAATGCCAAAGAGTTTTGGTAACGTCAAAGGTGGTGCTCAAGTAGGATTAGCATTGTATCAAAAGGTAGATGCTTATAGAAAAAAACTTCAGAAGAGTAACAACAAAAGAAAAAATAAACTATCTGAACAACAAATACTTGATAAGACTATTGAGTTTTTAGAGCAGCAGAAAGAATACATAGCTGAAGCTGATGCTAAAACAAAAGGTATATCTACACAACAAGCACAGATGCTTAGTGATTTACAAAGCAGTCTTGGTATTAGACCATCTCAAAACTTAGGTCAAAAGATTGCTCAAGCTAGATTGTTCCTACGTCAAAGAAGAAAGGGTGCAAAAGACTTACAGAAAATAAAGACTGAAGTAAGAAACTTCATTCGTAAATCATTACCCAAAGAATTATATTCTAAAGGTGAAGTAATAAAGTTAATTGATAAAGTAAACAAGGCTACTGAAAAGAATATTGAAAACATTCTTCAGGAAGTAACAGACTTTGTTATTGAAACAAACATTAAATCACTTCAGAAAAAAGTAGATGGTGTTCTTAATGGTAAGTATCAAGCAGTTGAGAATGGTAGGTTAAAACCAAAGAAGATTGTTGATGAGGTTAGAAAAAGAATAGATAAAATAAAGTCAAACCTTGTCGGACCAAAGGCTACTGCCGAACAAATAGGGGAAGTTAATATGAAACTTCTTGATAGGTTTAACGAGTTGGCTCAAGAGCCACAACAAACTGTAGAACAAAGAGAGGAAATGGTTGACCTTCAGTTAGCAATGCAATACAATAATGCAATGTTAATGGAAAATTCTAATCCAAATAAGGTTACAGAGTTAGATGGTATCTATTCAACACTTGAAGAGATGATTACGTTTGGTAGGTCATTACTTCAAGAAGAACTTTTAAGACAACACCAATATTACAACGAACAGTTTGAGCAAGGGTATGAGGCTATCACAGGTGACAAGGTTGATATGTCTGACCCTGATGCTAAATCACAACTTAACAATAGAAAGAAACAAAGAGCATCAGACTTAAAAAGAAAGAAAGCTACACAAAATGTAGTAAGAACATTCTTCTCTAATATGTTTACAAAGATTGGTAACTACACATTTGGTAGTGCTGAAGCTATGGATGGTCTAATGGACAGGATAGATAAACTTCCGGGCAAGATGTTTGGTGGTAGACTAAACGAAATGTTTACCGATAGAATTGATGAGTCATCTAGAAGATTTAAAATGAGAATGATGGAAGTTGAATCCATCATTGCAGGTTATTTATACGAGGCTTATGGAAAAAAATGGAAGAAAGTTTCTAGGGAAAATAGAATACAAAAAGATTTAGGTATCGAACTGCACGATGGTATTATGCTTGAACCAATAAGTCAAGACCAAATTGCATACCTATATAATATGTATAAAGACCCTGCAAACAGAGTATCATTTTCTAATCCAAAGATGTGGGGTGTTGAGGTAATTAATAGAGAAGACTCTGCTTCAGAAAAGAAACGTAAGCAAAAAGCAAACGAAGCAAATGCTGCAAGAGTAATGAAAGAACTTGAAACACAATTAGACCCTAAAGTAAAAGAGGTTGCTGATTGGCAAGTTGAAGTATTATATCCTGCATTGTATGAAGAGTATAATAAAACGTACAAGAAGTTATACAGAACTGACCTTCCTTGGAACAAGTTTTATGCAGGGACTATTTATAGAGATGGTGTTCCTGAAAGTGAGATTGATGTAATTAATCTACTTGGTCAAGGAAATATGTATAAGACTGCAGTAGGTGCAGGTGCTACAAAGGTCAGACAAAACAGTAGCCTTCCTATTCAAGCTATGAATATGATGGATGTATTGAATACATACATCAACGATATGGAATACTTCGCAGCTTATGGTGAAGCCATTAGAGATATGGATAAGTTCTTCTCTAATGAATATGTGAAGGGTGCTATTGGAGATATACACGGTAATGAGATATATACCTTTGTAAAAGATATGATTCAGAAGGTGGCTTCTCAGGGTCAGCAGACAGGTATTAGAGCAAAAATAATTAATGGAATGAACAACGTATTCATTCTATCTAGACTTGCATTGAGTCCTGTAATTACAATCAAGCAGTTGACATCTACGTTTACTTATATGAATGATATAGGTCCTGTCAATTGGTTAAAGTATGCAGCGAAGAATAAAACACAACAACTAAAAGTTTGGAAAGAGGTTACGAAAAACTCTGTGTATATGAAAGACAGAAACAATCAAAGTATTATGAGGGCAATCGAAACCTATACTGATGCTAAGATGAAAGAGTTTGTTCCAAGACCTACGAAAGATTGGTTGATAAACTTTGCAATGTATACTACAAAGCTTGGTGATAGAGGTGCGATTATGCTAGGTGGTTTACCTAACTACTCTTATTACAAGGCACAAGCATTGAAGCAAGGAAAGACTGAGCAAGAGGCTATTGATATAGCTATTATAAAATTTGAGAAGGATACAAAAAGAACTCAGCAATCTGCAGATTTACAGGATAAAGATTACTTACAAACAGGTGACCCAATAACAAGAGCAATGAATATGTTCTTGACTACACCAAAACAGTATTTAAGAAAAGAAATAATAGCAACAAGAAACCTGTACAGAGCAATGTCAGGTCAAGCTTATAAAGGAACTGTTGCTCAAAATGTTAGGACATTTTTGATGTATCACGTTTTTATGCCTGTACTTTTTCAATATGTATCAATGGGATTACCGGGAATACTAAGAGGTTTTAGAGATGATGACGAAGAGGATTTGTTAAGAGCAGGAGTTATTGGTAACCTCAATGCATTATTTATAATTGGTGAAGTTGTACAAACTGCAGCAGATGCATTTACAGATAAGCCTTGGGCAGGTAGCCAAGCAAAGACAGTTGGTCTTATTCAAATTGCAAATGGTATTGCTAGGGACTTTATGAAAGCAGGTAAGTATAAGGATGAAGAGAAAAAAGCTAAAGCATACAGAGATGCTTACTTAGAACTATCTACTCTAACAGGATTGCCAATGCCAACTATAGCAAAGTTCTTTGATAACTATTCAAAGATGGGTGATGAGGCAGACTTAGGAAAAATGATTATGCGATTACTAAACTATTCTAACTATCAAATAGAAGGTCCAAATAAAAAAGGCTCAGGGAAATCTGAAGGAACTATGGATGATTTTTATAAAAAGATTCAGAAAGAAAAAGAGAAGAAAGCTAGGGAAGATAAGAAGAAAGCTGCAGGATTTAATTCATCAGGTGGATTTAACAATGCAGGATTTAAAAACAACTCTTTTGATAGTAAAGGTTTTGAAGGAGGCTTTGATTAAAAAAATATATTATGCCATTTAAAAAAGTAGGTCCAAATAAAAACGTAAGTCCAAGTGGTAAAGTGTTTACTGACAAACAAGTAAAACTATACTATGCTACTGATGGATTTAAAAAATCAAAGCTATCAAAAGGTCGAAGAAGAAGACGAAAGAAGAAGGACTAGGTCTACACCTTCTGATACTTTTAGGTAGCCTATTTCTTTTGATATGGTTCTTCTATCTGCGAAGTCTGTTTTTTTAGGTAGGTCCTTAAACTCCCATATCATATTATGTCTTTCCAAATAAAAACCCCAAACACCTTCAGGTGTGGAGTTTATATATACAGGTGTTGTTCCAAACAACTCACACCTATCCATTAACGCATCATACTTTCCTCTCTCTATAATCAACTCATCATAATGTTTTCTTCTACACTTTAACTCAACATCCATTTTATAGTTTTGAGAATAGCAGTCATAACGTGCTGCTGATTTTTTTGTAGGTAACAAGTCTTTTATAAAATATTTTTTAATGAAGTCAAACAACTGTTGCTCACTAGCAAACTGACTGTAATCATATATCATCCTCTGTTGATTCTAGAATGTCTTTAAGGGATGACATCAATTGTTTAATTTCAACTTTTAAAGTAGTGAAATCTCTATCTACTAATGCTTCATAAATTTCGGAGGTAGAGCCGTGGATGTTGTCCATCAAAAAATTGATGTGAGCAATACGTTCTTTGTCGTAGGCTGACGGCTCTTGTGGCATTTAAATTTATTGTCTTGTTATTTCCTTATCCATACATTGCAGGAACAGAGTTCCCATATTGTGATTTATTGATTTGATTGCAGTATAAATTTTTCTTGAAGCTTTCTTTACTTCATCTCTTTCCTTCTTACTAGAGTCAGTACCAAGGTGAGCATACATCGAACAGTCTATCCTTAATAATCTATCTGTTTTATTTCTTACAGATAAAGATTTATATCCTAGTATCTTGTCTATCTCCTCTTGATTATATACCATTGTATATAGCATTTAATTTTTTTAACACTTCTTTTTCCTTCCCATCCTTGGTTCTTTCTTTTACCATTTTAAATATGTCTGAGAATCTTTCTTCGATTGAGGTCAATTCTTTTACTCTATTCTTAACCTCCTTTAATTCCGAAGATAATTCTTTATTTTCAAATCTCAAAGAAAAAACTTCTTTTTTTAGTTCATTTTCTGACAAATAATAAACGGGGTCATACTCTTTATTAAACTCTGATTTAATTCTTTCATACTTGTTACGAAGGATGGCATCAGTTTGTAAGTACCAAGGAAATCTTTTGAAGTAATGTAGTACTGTTGCGTGATTCATAACAAGGTATCTTGCTATGATGCTACATCCATATCCTCTTTCGTGTAAGATATTTGAAAATATCATCTTGGAATCTACAATGTGTTGTATTCGGCTCTTGTTCTTCCGGACCTCTACACCTGTGATTATTTTAACTATCTCCCTTAGGTGAGAGAAGTGCTCCTCTTTCACATATAAGGTCTTTAATTCGTTGCTCATTAACATATGATTTGATTGATTTATTATCTATTATAAAGTCTAGGTATTCGTCTACTTCTATTTCATTTATATCTACTAGTATGGGTATATGTCCTTGTTCTTTTAAGTATTCAATCTTAAAAAACAAAGGCTCTTTGTTGTGAGTGTATGATTTTAATACACCTGCAACTTCCTGACTCCACCCTTTCTTGTCAGGTAATTCTGTTATGATTGCTAGTACTTGACCAACCATCATTGATGCTTCATCTAAAGTGAATACATCTAGTTGTGAGAAAAAATATTCATCAATCTCGTATTGAAACTTATCCTCTGTATACTTCAGTTCTAAATCCATAGTCATCTAATTCTTTTAATCTATACTCTTGAAGTTTTGACACCTTACCCTTCGGTGTTTTTACTTCGCTAAAGATTACATTAGAATTAGGTGGTATAGCTATAATGTCGGGTATTCCATTCTTATTTGTTTTTATTAATTTGATTACATAATAACCTTCAGACTCTAGTTCTTTAATTCTTTTTGTCTGTATCTGTTGTTCTGTCATTTAAGTAATCTAATATAAATCCAACTGCCACTATTACATTTAAACCTACTGAACATATAGCTTCATATAGGTCGTGAAAGTTATGTATAGACAAGTGAATATGTCCTACCACCCAAAAAGGTATAGCTAAATTTTGACTAATCCAAATAAGTAAAAACTTAACGAACCTCATAAGGCAAATATAATTAATCTTTCTTTATGGTATACAACTCATCCTGCTCATAATAGTATAACATTAACTCTTTATCATTAGCAGAACCCGGTCTTGGTTTTCTCCCACCAATAGTAGCTTCTGCAATAAGGTTCTTTGTATTGCCATAAATTAATCCATCATAACAATCCCATATTACAATTGATTGCTCACCTTTATCTACAAGCTTCACCATTTTTCTAGCAGCAAGTGGAAGTGGATATGCATCTAACATAGTTCTGTTTCTACCTTTTACTTCAACATAGCAAACTCTATCACCTCTTGTTATCTTATAATCTATATCATATTTTTCTAGCTTCTGCCATTTTGCAAGAAACTTTTTGCAGAACAAAGCAATGGCTAAGTGTTCTCTCTTCAGGTCTTCTTCAGTTTCAAATGTTTTACTCATAATATTTTTTTAAAATGATTAACCGTGAAGTCCTTCTTCTTTGATACGGCTTTATATATATCTTTTTCTATTCCATTTTTAGAAAAAATCCAATAGACATCTGACTCTAATCTATCTTTGGTTGTCATTCTATCTCGGCTTTGCCAATAAGATGTGGCAGAAAAATCTATGTTGTAATATACAAGTGCATCTGCCTTTCGTAATGATATACCTTCACGACCTGATACAATTTGTAAGGCTATAGATTTACCTGTGGTATCAAACTCTTTTAATTCTGTAGTCAAATTATCTTTTCCAAACACTTTTATTAAAGCATTTAATTCTTCTTTAAACTTATAGAATATTCCAATCTTTTTTTCTTTAAACTTTTCTTTAATAAAGTTAGCTTTAGATAAATCTAAAACAGTAGAATTTCCTGATTCAAATTTTATAGTTCCGGAATACAATTGATGTAACTTCATCATAAGTTTTACAGGTGTATCTCCAAGTATAACTTCGTCTTTACCTTCAACAACTCTATCTCTTTTTAAGTTAGATGCAATCTTATAAGTAAGAGGCTCAAGTTCTACTTGTAGTATGTGTTCTTTAGTTTGAACTTTAAAACCTGCTTCTTTTTGTGAGTAAGAAATAGTATATGGTTTCATTTCATCTATGATTGATTGAAGTCCATCGTGATAATCGTTTATGTAAAGAGAATTAATTTTTCTTTGCTTAACATTTACATACTGTTTAGAAAACTTATAAAAGTTTACATAGTCCTTGAATGGATTTCCTTTTATTCCATATACCTGATGATACATTTGACTATATGATTCAGGTGTTGGTGTGCCTGAAAGAAGAATTACATTTGGATTGTTAACCCTTAGTAATTCTTTTACCTGCTTTGCTCTTCTACTAGGTTTAGGAAAAGCACCCATACTATGTGCTTCATCTAAGATTACTAAATCAAAATCATTAGTTTCAATCTTATGTAAGGACTCATAATTAATTATATTAATATCATAGTCAGGTTTCAATGCAAGGTAATCATCATTGATACTGCTAAGTGCTTTCTTTTTTGAAACAAACAGAACACTTTTTTTATTCATTAACCTTGCTATACCTAAGCTTGTTAATGTCTTACCTGTTCTTACTTCCATTGTTAGATACAGGAAGTTATTTAATATTAATATCTCTGAACCTTTTACTATAATCTTTTTTTGATAATCCCTGAACTTTATTTCTGAATCGTTTTCCATTTTTCTTTTATAATATTCTAAACTTTTTAAAGCTCTCTCCTCTATCGCATAATCATTTTCATATACTCTTTTGTCTACAAACTTTGCGTTCTTTCCCCTTCCTTGTTTTACCTTTTTAGTTTTGAATACTATATCATAAAACAATTTACATTGTTTATACATTTGTTCGTTGGAATATCCAAGGGTTCTTTCTACTACCCCTGTTCCTTTATATATGTTTTTATGGCTATACATTTTTCATAATCCTCTACCTCAATGAAGTACTTTAATATGTTATTTATTTCGTTTTTATTTGGAACTCTCTTTGCAATATTGTGTGCGAAGTACGGATACCTACCATCTATAATTTCCTCCCAATCATAACCAAGTATTATAATATTAAAAGAGTTTACCATAGCATAGTGTAAGGTTTGTTCTGTCATAGTTCCAAGTTCGCTTGTGTTTCTGCTTCGTGCTTGGGTCTAATTCTAATCCATCTTCCTGTCATATCTCTTCCTTCCTCAGGTTTTATTCCTGTAAGGTGAGTACCGTAAGCTACGAGCCATCTATAAAATCTAGTTCTACTAATAGTCATCTTAGCCTTTGGTCCGTAGTCAGGATACTCAGATATAAATTCAAAGTATAAGTCTTGCTTTATTAACCTTTCATTTATTTTAATGATTTCATTTTTCTTATGACCTTGCACTAGTCCACACCACTCAATAAAATCGTGTGAAGTTTCTGCTGACAACTGTCTAATTTGTAGGTTAACAAACTTACTCTTAACTAAACCTGTGCTCAGGTAATCTTGCAAACAAGAAGTCATAAAGTTGTCAAACAAACACCATTCATCTTCATCCCATTCAGCAAAGAAGTGTTTACCGAACTCATCCATTGGTGTATATGTTTTGGTATAGTACTGATGTAATTCAATTTCCCATTTTCTACGAGCAAAAGAATTACCTGAACCTTTTATTGCATAGTTAGTTGTAATTCCAATCTTAGGTGATTTACTAAATGGTATCTTGATAGCATCTTTGTTTTTCTTTTCAAGAGTTAATCCTTCAGTAACCACACTAAATAATCTTTCAAAGTCAAAGTGTTTTTTTACATCATCAAAGCAAAGTATCTGTGTATCTGCAGAAACTAATTGATATGGAAATGATTTCTCAAAAGCAAAAGCTTTACCATCTATGACTACTAACTTTTTCATTTGACTAAGTGCATTCATAAACAAACCTTTACCTGTACCACCTTCAGGATTATCAGATATAACCTCATCATTTAAAATAACTGCAGGGCAATAGCTTAGGTTTTTGTAACCGTGCATCATAAATCCTATGGTAGATTCAAGAGTTTTAATTCTTGCTTCATCATTACCACATATGTTTCCTATAAATTTTGAGAAGTCACATTGATGTTCATCACATACTTTAAACTTTCTATTTATAATATGGTCTTTCCAAACGTATCCACCTAAGTCTAAATAATCTATTGGCTCTATTAAATCTTTAGATATTCTTACTGCACAATTTTGATAATATAGGTAAGCCGAATCCTTAGAGTCCTCAATGAAGTAAATATCTATAGTTGATAGTAAGGTAAGGAACTCCTCACGAAAGTATCTAACGTGGTCTGCAAAGTGATTGTAGATACTTAAATCATCAACCTCTTGTAGGTAGTTTAATATAAAGTCTTTGATTTCTTTTTCAGAAGTATGGTCAATAAGATTATTGGTAACCTTTACAAACACATAGTTCTTACCTCCTTCAGGACAGTACTTGTAAAATCCATTCTCTTCTAAGAATTTCTTAAAAGAAAAATGTATAATCTTTATAGTTCCTTTTTCATTCTTTTCCCAAAAGGTTTGTTTGGATTGTTCCTTTTCTATCCTAGATATGACAGATGTAATAGCTTCGCCATCAACTCCTGCCTCGTTTAGTTGGTGACGTATTTCTTTTTTTGATACACCTCTCCTTATTTTATCTTTTATTGATTGAACCTTCTCATCATCCTCATAATACTTAGTATTAAAGTTCTGAGTATTAGCATAAGCAGAATCAATTGTTCTTGTAATCTCAGCCTGATTAAATGATTTGGTAGCATAGTTATTTAATACATAACCTGCTAAAGATTTGTTTATTCCATAATCATTAAAAGCCATAGCAAGAACAAAACAGTTTTGGTTTCTTTGTCCCTCAACCATAGGATATTTTTTTGCCCACCACTTTACTAAAATATCCACCACTTTATTCTCATCTGTAATTGGTATGGTTGGTGGGTCTTGATATGAATCAACTTCATTATATTCTTTTTCTGATATGGTATCCCATAGTTTTGAGTTCTCGTTTGTATAAATTAATGGGTCATAAGATTCGTAACATACTCTTGATACGTTCTTACACATCTTATCAAAGTATGTTGAGTCAAAGTATTTTTCTAATGAGTTGAAGTAGTTAACGTGATTGTCAGGGTTGGCAGGTATCTTTACTAATACTTTTAATCCATTTCCTGATGGTGATATGAATACAGAATACACATAAGAATCCTTTGTAAGTTTTTCTTTATGTTCTAATAGTAACTTTTGTTTTTCGTATCCATCAAAGTCTAAGCATATCAGACCTGAATGCTCAACCAATGCTGAGTCTTTTCTTTTATTGAATACACCTGAGAAACATAGAGCAGGTAGTTTTTTCTTGAGTTCGTTTCTTTCGTTTTTATCTTTGGTAGTCCGAATGTTCTTTACTAATTTTTTAGATGAACCGTTCTTTATTCTCTCAAGTATAACACCTACTTCTCTATGGAAAGGTGTATCAGTTTCTTTAATGTTTTGAAAGATTGTAACTTTTGATGTCATTTTTATGTCGGTTTTATGTCGATTTTGATTTTGTAACTTATTGATTATCAGTCTTATGTCGATTATGCTGATTTTTTTCTCGTAATACAGGAAGAAAAAAAATTATATAAAGTATTATATAGATTTATATATTAACATAATTATTGACATTGCTTGAGTAAAAAAAGGGGAAGGTAAATCCTTCCCCAATTCACACACAAAACAATTATTAAAATGGTAAGTCTTCACCACTAGATGTATCTGCTTGTACAGGTTCAGCTTTTGGTTCTGACTTTGGTTTTGCTACCCAAGTATCCAACTCACAATAGTAGTTTCCTCCTTTTGCTTGTTTAATATCTAGGTTTACCCAACCATTTTTTGCGTTAGCTTTTACAAAAGCTATAGCTTCATCCATCTTGATGGACATTTTACCCACCACAAATTCGGGTGCGTTGTCGTTTCTCTTAAACGAGAAACCATCTGCAAAGATTTTTTCTTCTGCCATTTTTACTTGATTTTAATTTTTTGTTCCAATTGATTTAATAAATCCGAGATAAGGAAATCCTTTTCTCTGCGAGTCTTACAGTTCATTGGAACTTGGAACCATAACACTTGCCTTTTTGTTACCTTGCTAAAGAATCTCTTCAACATAATATTCATTTATATCATACTTAGGATTATCTCCAAAGAAATTCTTATATACTTCTATTGCTTTGATTACTTTCTGTTCACCTCTATCAACGAAGTCTTGTGATGGTCTGAAGATACCTAGTTGTTTAGATGTCTTGTCAACCACATAGAATACTAATGGCTTACCAAATAGTTTTTGGTATATAAAGCATTGACTATCATAATTATACTTTCGTGCTGACCATTTAAAATCTGAGATTGAACCTGAAGTTTTCAAATCAATTAATTGATTCGGACAAACAATATCTGCCTTACCTTTCCAAGTAAGTCCGTGTATCTCCTTGACTGCAGGTACTTCATATTCACTACCTTCTTCCCTGATACCTTCAAAGAAAGGAAGGTTACCCATCATAGCTTGAACACACTCTTCAATTTCAATACCTTCTTTGCGAAGCATAATGATTCCATTAGTTGCCTGTTCTTTATATGCTTTAGTATTTCTAGAAGATACTTCTATGAACTTAGTTTCCTTTGCTTTCTCAGGCTCAAGTATAAGCTGATGAAAGTATCTACCTTTATGAAAGTTTACGTTGTCATCCTGTGGTTGTCTGAACTCTCTAGGATTACTTAACAGAGTTCCAATATCAGAGTTTGATAAATACTGCTTACCAAAGTCACCGTAATATTGAACATCATCTTTTAGTTTCTCTATTACTTCTTTCATTTGATAAGATTTTTTATTTCATTCTTAACACCTGCACTAAGAGTATACTTAGTTCCAATCTTATCACAAAGTTTCTTGTATCCAAGTGCTTTGTTTTCTGTACAGAACTTAGCCATTGCATCCCACTTAGCATCACCAACTTCTAGTGTTGGCTTATCACTTGATGTAGTATTTACAACCTTATCATCTTCCATTGGCATATCTTCACCTGCGTAAATATAAATACCTAGACCGAACATTGCTAAGTTTTTAGTAAGACATCTCATAATAGTTTTATTGATGTCAGTTGTAGTTGCTTGAGCAACTTGCTTCTCACCATACCTTGTAGTGTAAGAATACATTTGCTTTTTCATTGCTTGATTCTTACTGTCCATTACAGGTAACCACATTGATAATGTTTCTCCTTCAATAGTTACTTGTGTGTGACACATAAAACCTATAGCATCATCATACTCTGTATCTAAGATTTCATATCTAGCATCAGGACAATGCTTCTTAGTTTCTGCCCAAGCATATGCCCAAGACAGGTAGGTTAGATTGTTTTTCTTCTCAACATATTTGTTTACGTTGACTGCAGATAATTTTTCAAAGGTTGTCTGCTTCCTCTTTGTTGTTGTTGACTTCGTTGCCATTTTGATTTAAATTTAATTGATTAAACTTCTGATTAATTTCTGAATACTGATTCATTATCCTTGTCCGTTGACCTTTCAATGAACTTATTTGCTTCTCTGATTTAGTACCATTCATTACCTTATGTATCTTCTGTTCTATAAGAATAAGTTTTGAACGATAGTTAGACAAAGCTACAACATAAACTCCAATTCTCCAACCTTTTTCTAAAAAAACCTGCACCTGATTATGGGTAAGTTCTTTATAGTAATCACCACCAACCATAGTATTTAATAGCTGAATAGATTTGGTTTCATTGTCACGGACAATCTTAATTCCATAGACCATTCTTGATTCATATCCATCACCATCTAAAGCAATGGCATAGTCATCTAGTTTGGACTGTTGGAATATTTCTTCAAGACTATGCTTCATCCGTGATTGACTCTAGGGTTTCTATATAATCTTTATCAGTTAATAGTTTCTCTTTTACTTGTGCGATTCCGTGGTGAATTGAACTATGATTTATATCATATCCATTCTCTGCCATATACTCTTGTATGTATACTAATCGCATAGGTCTTTCGGAACACAAGTAATAAAGTAACTGCCTTGCATCTACCACATCTCTTCGTTTTGTTTTAGTGAAAAGCATTTCCTTTTCTATTCCAAAGAGATAGCAGACCTTATCCACATACACATTAAAAATTTTCGTCTTCATTTGATTTTGATTTAACATCTTGGACTCCAAAGATTTCTCCCCAAGCCTCAAAGATTTCATTTAACACTTGTCTTTGCGAAGCTGAAACTGATTCAATTTCTTTTGCTTCATAAGTCTGCATTAACTCTTCTTGCAGAACTTCTCTTTCACGAACTTCCGTGAAAACTTTTTTTGATTTTGACATATAATTTAATTTAATTGATTGATTGCAAATATAATTTATTTCTTATTCTTTTCCAAATTTTGTCCAATTTCTTTTCTACATTGAACTCTATATAAAATAAGATAGCCTATCAAATCTAGCAGGGTGTCCTCTGTTTTATCATTGATGCCCACAGTTTTTATCCTGCTTAACTTGTCATCTATTCTAGCTAAGATTCCTTCCTTAGCTGATAGTTTGGAAAAGATTTTGGGTGGCTTGTTAGCCGTGTCGCCATAGGCTTTGTTCTTTTCTAGAAGTAACATCACTACTTCCCTGCCTACTTCTTTGATTAATTCTTCTGT